CCCCTGCCCCGGCGCGGATGGTCGGTCCCTGCGCCGGGGTGGGGTCACCACTATCTGGGACCGCCAACCACCGAAAGGGACCGACATGACTAGCAAGAAGACGAGCAAGACGGCCGAGCACGCCCGCGAGATCGGGGCTGCGACCCCGAGCGACTTCCAGGAGGCTGAGGCCAAGGGAGGTGGCATCGTGGAGGTGACCGTCGACGGCCTGACCGTCGCCGTTGACCCGACGGCCTTCCAGTCCGACTGGGAGGTGATCGAGGCGCTGGCCGCCATGGAGGACGGTAGCGCCTCGCCCGCCGCGATGATGCGCGTGACTCGCGCCGTCCTGGGTGACGCCTACGATGAGGTGAAGGCCCACGTCCGCAAGGACGGGAAGGTCAGTGCGGACGCCATGGGCGAGTTCCTGACGAAGGTGTTCGAGGTCCTGAACGCGGGAAACTGATGGCCCTCCCCGCGCTCCTGCGGGAGCATGGGGAGGAGATCGAAGCCGACCTGCTGCGGGTCTATGGGGTGGACCTGCTGGACCTCTACCGTGGCCGGCTGACGCCTAGGCGGCTGCTGGTCCTCATCCGTGGCCTCCCGCCCGGCTCAGCCCTGGGCCGGGCTATGGGTGGGGACGTCTCCCTCTCCGATGAGGTCACCGCAGTCAGGATGGCCGCCTGGCAGATCTGCTGCTACATCGCCTCCGCCGTCGGAGCCAAGCAGTCCGACCTGCCGAAGCCTCCGCAGCCACCCGAGCCGGGCTGGCAGGCGAAGGCGCGGGAGGCGCAGGAGAGGCAGGACGCCAAGGCGCGCCGCTGGCTCGCCAGGCACCCAGAACTGGCCGCCCAGGCCAGCACATAACCACAAGAGGGGAGGCCCCGCAGCACGCTGCTGTGGGGCCTCCCAGCATATAGAGGAGGGCCTGAATGGCTGGCAGCAAGCCCACGGGACACACCATCGGCACAGCCTGGATCCAGGTGGCCCTCTCTACCAAGGCGATCTCCCAGCAGCTCAAGGAGGCCCTGGGGGACGTTGACACTCGGCCGGCTGAGCGCTCCATCGTATCCGGCCTGGGTGGGGCGTTCCGTAAGGTCGGGAAGATCGCCGCCGGGGCGCTCGCCGTCGCCGGCACTGTTGGCCTCGCTGCGGGCTTCTCGGACATCGCGAAGCAGGCTATCGACGCCTCCGACGCGACGAACAAGTTCAAGAACACGCTGGGCTTCGCGGGCAAGTCCGCGGCCGACGTCGACCGGCTCACCAAGAGCACGAAGGAATACGCGGACAAGACCGTCTACGGCCTGTCCGATATCCAGTCGATCACCGCCCAACTCGCGTCCAACAACGTCCAGGGCTACGACAAACTCGCCGAGGCGGCCGGCAACCTCAACGCCGTCGCCGGCGGAAACGCCGAAACATTCAAGAGCGTCGGCATGGTGCTCACCCAGACCGCCGGTCAGGGAAAACTCACCACAGAGAACTGGAACCAGCTCGCCGACGCCATCCCTGGTGCGTCGGGGAAACTCCAGCAGGCCCTCCTTGAGGCCGGTGCCTACACGGGGAATTTCCGTGAGGCGATGGAGAAGGGTGAGATCACCGCCGAGGAATTCAATGCCGCGGTGATGGACCTTGGTATGACGGACGTCGCCAAGGAAGCGGCCACGTCGACCCAGACGATTGAGGGCGCCTGGGGCAACCTAGAGGCTGCTCTCGTGTCTGGGGCGATGGGTATCGTCGACCAGATCAAGCCGGCCCTGACCGACTTCATGGGGAATGTCGCCACCGGAGCAGAAGCGGCTTTCGGGTGGATCAACAACAACCTGATTCCCGGTCTCAAGGGCGTGTGGGACATTCTCTCCAAGGGCCAGTTCGATGGTTCCTCCAAGGTTTTCGGGCTCGAAGAGGACTCCGGGATCGTTGACTTCCTCTTCAAGATCGGGGAGTCCGCCCGGGCCGCCGGGGCCTGGATTACTGGTACCCTCGCGCCGGCCATTCAGAGTATCGGGACCCTCCTGTTCACGGGGAAATATGATGGCAATCTCTTTGGCCTCTCCGCGGACAGCGGCCTGGTTGCCTTCCTCTTCAGTGTCCGTGATGCTGCTATCGACGCGGGCACGTGGATCAATGACACGCTCATCCCGTCGGTGCAGGGCCTCGCGGAGATCATCTTCACCGGGGAGACGGACAAGCCCCTGTTCGGGCTCGACCCGAACTCGCCGCTGACCGGGTTCCTTGAGGGTCTGCGTGCCGCCATCGTCAAGGTCGGTGAGGCGCTGCTCAGCGTCACGGCCTGGGGTATCGAGCACAAGGGGATGCTCTCGACCCTGGCGGTCACTGTCGGTACCGCCGCGGGCGCTTTCTATGGCCTCCACAAGGCTACGCAGGCGCTGGAGGCGATCAAGAAGGCTGACAGCATCCTGAAGTGGGTGACCAGCCTCAAGTCCATGGAGAGCGCGGTCAACGCCGCGAAGGCCGCGCAGGCGGCCTTCAATGTGGTTGCGAGCGCGAACCCGTACATTCTCATTGCGACGGCGATTCTCGCCGTTGTCGCCGCCCTGACCTGGTTCTTCACGCAGACTGAGACAGGCCAGAAGGCGTGGGCTGCGATCACCGACGCATTCCACTCATTCCTCGACTGGATTGCCCCCTACTGGAATGCGACCCTGAGCGCACTCAGTTCGGCCTGGACCACGGTGTGGAGCGCCGTCAGCGGCTTCTTCACCTCCTATGTGGTCCCGGCTATCACGGGCGCAGTGAGCGTCCTGGGGAGCATCTGGAATGGCCTCGTGTGGGTTGTTTCCGGCGTCTGGTCCGGGATTCAGGTGGCGGTCCAGGCAGTCGTGGCCTGGTTCACCGGCTTTGTCGTCCCGGTATTCGACGCCGTGTGGACGGCAATCAAGGTCGGGGTCTGGCTCATGTCGCTCCCATTCATCGTGGTGTGGACGCTGATCCAGGCCGCCGTTCAGGTGGTAGTGGACTGGTTCATGGCCTACGTGGCCCCGACACTGTCCACGGTCTGGTCATGGGTCATGGCCGGGGCGCAGTATCTCTGGGTCGGTATTCAGGCCGTGTGGGCCGGGATTCAGGCCGCCGTCCTTGTGGTGGTGGACTGGTTCAACGCCTACGTGGCCCCCGTGATTTCCGCTGTCTGGTCTGCTATTCAGGCTGGCGCCCAGTATCTCTGGGCTGGGATTGTCGTTGTCTGGAATGGCATCAAGGCGGCCGTCCAGCTTGTCGCGGATTTCTTCACCGCCTATGTGCTGCCGGTGATTTCCGCAGTATGGACCGGGATCCAGGTGGGGGCGCAGTATCTCTGGACTGGGATCACTGCGATCTGGAATGGGATCAAGGCGACGATCAATACGGTCGTGTCTTGGTTCCAGGCCTATGTGCAGCCCGTCATTTCCACGGTGTGGAATGGCATCAAGGCTGGTGCTGACCTGCTGTGGAGCGGCCTGCAAACTGTCTGGAATGGGATCAAGTCGACGATCAATACGGTCGTGTCCTGGTTCCAGAGCACAGTGAAGCCTATCTTCGACACGGTCACCACGAATATCAAGCGGGCCTTCGAGAATATGAAGTCCGGTATTCAGACCGTGTGGGATGGCGTTAAGGGAGTCGCCGCCAAGCCGATCAACTTCGTCATCAACACCGTCTACATGAACGGGATCAAGAAGACCGCCGACTCCATTGCGGAGAAACTGGGCCTGTCACTGAGGCTCCCGGCGGTCTCCGGGATCCCCGGCTACGCGTCCGGTGGTGTCCTGCCCGGATACAGTCCGGGGAAGGACATCTACCACTTCTACTCGCCCGACGGCGGTGGGGCGCTCGCCCTGTCCGGCGGCGAGGCGATCATGCGACCCGAGTGGGTGAAGGCCGTCGGCGGCCCTGCCGCCGTCCACCGTATGAACGCGGCGGCGCGCGGCTCCAGTGGGGCGCACATCCCCGGCGGGGACACGGGCGCGAAGTTCGCTGCCTTCGCCGACGGCGGTATCTGGGACAAGATCAAGGGCACCGTGAGCGCAGGCTGGGACGCGGCCTCGGGCTGGATCTCCAGCGCGGCGGACGCGGCTGCCACGATCATCTCCGACCCCCTGGGGGCGGTGGAGAACCTGCTCCGCGCCCCAATGAAGGCGGTCATGGCCGGACTGCCCGGTTCCGGGTTCTTCAAGGACGTGGCGGGGGCGCTGCCGGGGAAGTGGGTTGATGGCTTCGGCCAGTGGCTCAAGGGCAAGGCCTCGACGATGGCCGCCAGTGACATTGTGAACGCCGCGAGGAAGGCGATTGGCGCGACCTACGTGTGGGGTGGCTCGTCGATCCCGCCCGGCGTCGACTGTTCCGGCCTGGTCTACTGGGCGGCCCACCAGATGGGGAGCAAGATTCCGCGTCTGACGGCGGCCGGCTATCAGGCGGGCTCTACGCCCGGCGGGTCACTGAATACTCCCGGAACCCTGCTGTTCTGGGGGTATCCGGCGCACCACATCGCCATCGCCAGTGGTGGTGGACGCATGGTCGAGGCCCCCACGTTCGGGATCCCGGTCCGCGAGACCCCGATCTACGGCAGCCCCAGCACCGGGCTCTACAAGTTCGACTCCGGGGGCCTGTTGCAGCCGGGGCTGACGACGGTCCTCAACGCGACCGGCAAGCCTGAGCCGGTCTTCACTGGCGGCCAGTGGTCCAAGATCGACGACCTCCTTGGCAAGGGCGGTAACACGCCCTCGGTGCTGGAGGTGCGCGACGTCGACGGCGAACTGGTCGGCCGGATGCGCGTGGAGGCTGAGCGGGTCGCCGTCGAGGTCTCACGCAACGACTGAGAGGAGCCATGATGGCGCTCAAGGGGTGGATCGGCTCGACGTCGGGCCTGCCGTCTCTGCTGGTGGACGGGCCGGCCACGGTGACCGCTGGTGACCGTGTCCTGGCCCGCCTCGGAGAGGGGCAGCACCTCATCGCGGATGGCCTGGCCGCGCCCGGCGTCGAGACCACCTACAGGGCGGGGGGCGACAGCGTGTCGCTCACCCGCCCCGTCGGGGACTGGTACGGGGTGCACGTGGCTGGCCGGGACGGACGCTCCGCACCCGGCCTCATCTACGTCAGCAACGAAGACCCCGTGGAGTGGTCCTCGAAAGCGAACCGTGTCGGCGGGGTGACCCGGTGGGCGCTCCGGGATGAGCCCGAGACGGGGAGCGGCGTCATCGCCTGCCACCCCGACGCCGAGGCGTACGTCTGGTGGGTGCTCCAGTCGCACGCCCCGATCATGCTGATACCGGCCGCCCCGACGGCGGGGGTGCCGCCGAGGATGGTCATCGTCACCGGCGTCTCCCGGAAGCGGCTCATCGATGCTCTGATCGAGCTGACGGTGAAGTGGACGGCGCACGAGCCCCGCGAGGGGGACTCCCCGATGGGGGCTGTCCCGGTGACCACGTGGGGTGAGTGGCAGGACTACGGTGAGGCGCACCCGGACACTCCGGGCTGGCAGGCGTGGTCGGCTATCGAGGTCGCCCGTCGCGTGCAGGGGATGCCATGAGGCCGGGACCTAGCACTGAGGTCCTGGCCGGGCCTGTCGCCGTCGGCGCGCGGATCGACGTCCACCTGGGGCGTACCGTGGTCGCCCTGGACGTCCCATGCGAGGACGTGCAGATCGACTGGGCGTCCGACCGTGTGGTCCCCGGCAAACTGTCCTTCACCTGCCCATCAGGGTGGGTGCCGGAGTCACCGGCCAGCCCGCTCGCGAACTACGGGCAGCGGTCGCACGTCGTCGCCATCCTGGAGACGCCGGCCGGCCGGGATGAGGTTGACCTGGGGTGGTGGCAGCACCAGTCCTGGGAGGAGGACACCTCCGGGAAGGTGAAGGTGGAGTGCCTGGACCTGCTGCAGGTGCTTGAGCAGGATCCGATGGCGTGGCCGTCGTCGCCGCCTCGTGGGGCGACTGTGCTGTCTGAGGCGCAGCGTCTCGCTGGGACTCTCCCGGTGGTGCTGGACCCTGGAACCCCGAACCCGCTGGTGCCCGTCTCCACGCAGTGGGGGCACTCCAGGACTGAGGCGATCCGGGACCTGTGCCACCCCAGGGGTATCAACTGGGCGGTCAAGGCGGACGGTTGCCTGCACCTGTGGGCGCAGACCGATGCCCGCAACCCGGTGGCCCGCTACACGGGCCGCGACCTCCTCGTGGAGGCCCCCAGGAAGAGCGTGGAGCGCCGCCCGAACCGGTGGGTCGTCGTCGGCTCACCCCAGCAGTCAGACGACAAGAAGCCCGCCGTGAAGTGGACCGGGACCGCCACAGCGGCCTCCTGGCCCTACGAGCCGGCCGTCTACGGGCAGGTGACTGAGCGCAAGGAATTCAACGCCGCCGCCAGCCGCGCCGCCGTCCAGAAGGCGGCGCTCACGAACATGGAGACGGCCCTGTCGGCGGTGGCGAAGCGCTCCGTGGAGATCGCCCCTGACCCGCGCCTGGAGGCCGGTGACGTGATCGCCGTCCACACCGACGCGGGTGAGGTCATCGTCGGCAAGGTGACCGCCTACAGCCTGCCGGTGGACAAGCCGAGCGGGCAGATGAGAGTCGACGTTGAGGAGCTCGCATGGTGAAGCCGAATTTGTGGATCGACCGCAAGCCCAGCCCGCGCACCGCTGTCGCGTCGCAGCAGGCGTCCTACGGCAGCGGCTCGCAGGCGGGCACGTGGGCCACTGGCCGCGTCCTCGACATTGAGGACGGCGGCATGGTCCGCGTGGAACTCCCGGCTGATGACCCGGTGAGTGAGGTCGTGGCCCCGGCTGACGGCGGCGTGACCGCCATCGGCGCTGAGTGCGTCTGTCTCCAGGACGGCACCGGCCGCGTCTACCAGGTGGTCTCACCGGCCGCGCTCCCCGAGGGTGGCCAGGCGCGCGCTACGGGCGCGACGGGCCGGATCGCCCTGGAGGCGGCCGGCACCAAGGCTGAGTTGGACGCCGCCAAGGCTGAGATCGACGCGGCGCAGAAGCGCCTGTCCGAGGAGGTCAAGGCCGCGAAGGACGCCGCCACCACGTCGGGTGAGGCGGCCGCGAACGCCCTGAAGCGGGCGATCGGCCGCGTGACCGTCGCCCAGACTGCCCCGGCCGAGCCGGCAGACGGGGACCTGTGGGTGGTGACCGGCGCGGACAAGCAGGCCACCGGCGTCAAGGTGTGGTCCGCCGCCGCGAAGGCGTGGCAGGACTACATGCTGGTCGCCGGCAAGGTCCTCGTCCCCGGCTCGGTGGGCGCAATCCAACTGGCCGACGGCGCTGTCACCGCCCCCAAGATCACCGCCTCGGATGAACTCTGGGCGAAGGTCGGCACCTTCGCGAAGGTCACGACGCAGATGCTCCAGGCCGGGCAGGCGAAGATCACGGGTGAGTTGCTGGCTGACACGATTCGCCTGTCGACGCGGATCGTGGCCGGTGACCCGTCCGGTGACGCGGCAATCATGGACTCCACGGGCTTGCACGTGGTGAAGGCCGTCGGCGGCCAGCCGAGCGAGGTCGTCACCCTCGGCACGGCCGGGCAGGACTTCCTGTCCATCACCGGCACCGACGGGCTCGCCAAGGCCACGATCACCGGGGACGGTGAGGTGACTACGCAGTCGCTCGCTGTGGCTGACCGGATCACCTGGCGGGGCACCAACCTCGCCGACACCCTGGCCGCCCTACCTAGGGGCGTGGTCGCCTGGGGTGACTGCTGGTCCTGGGGCGCGAACACGAAGCACTCCGTGCGCACGGTGGACTCCATGTACGAGATCGTCGTCGACCTGGAGGCTGGCCGGCTGTACCAGTCGGCCACGATGCTGACGTGGTACGCCCAGAAGCAGAACGCCATGCTGGAAGCCCGGCTCCAGGTGGCTCCAGCGGGGAACGGGGCGAAGGACAACTTCGAGTTCCGGGTGCGGCTGGCGTCGGAGAACCGGAACCAGTTGCAGACCAGCCACGCGGTGTTCCAGCCGTTCACGGTGGCGACATCGGGGACGTACCGGTTCCTGTTCCTGGCCGCGTCCACGTACGGGTCTGACGGCGTGATGCTGACGAAGGAGGACGCGAGCCTCCCGACCCCCTGGGCGCTGGTGCAGGACCTAGGGCTGGCCCCGGAGAAGACGGTCCAGTCGAACCATACGGTGTCACTGGGCGCCCCCGCGCCGCAGGTGCAGCCTACGCCGAGGAAGAATTACCACAAGAATTACAAGTCGAATTGGTGGCGTGCATATTCGAATGGCACCCCGGATTCGGCGTGGCCGAATTCTTTGCCTCAGGGCACATATGGTGGCCGCACCTACAATTCGATTGTTGGTTTCCCGGATATGACCGCGGATCTGCGTGGCGCGACAATCACCGCAATGGCCCTGTACGTGTACGCCCAGCACTGGTATGGGCAGACCGGTGTCGCCAGTATTGGCGCACACGGGTGGGGGTCCGCGCCGGGACAGTTCGCGTCGAATGGCCGCTGGCTTGAAACCGGCGGCTGGGGGCGCGGAGAGGGCCGATGGGTGCCTATCCCGAAGACCTTGTGGCCGAATTTCCAGCGGGGCGTGTACCGGGGAATCACATTCGAGACGCAGGGGTCTGCGTCGTATGGCTACTGGTCCCATGACTGCGTGATCGCGGTCGACTACACCAAGTGAAAGGCGAGATGGAATGCCTGAGACCCATTGGAAGGGCGTCACGATCCCGGCGGCCGGGGATGACCTGCTGTCCGCCTGGACGAACGCTTTCGACACGGCGGGGATCGTTTTCCCGGCGCAGTCTGTGGCGGCTGCCCGCGAGATCCTGAGCAGGGCGGAGGCTATCGGCCACGCGCCGACGGCCGCGCACCCCGCCTACCTGGACGTTGGTGGGATCCTGTACCGCTCCGACGGCTCCAAGAATGGCAGCACATGGATCCTGCGCCCCGTCAACGAGGTGCAGGCCGTGGAGGCCAGCGTGGTCCTCGCGAACACGCTGAAGCTCGGCAACAACCAGTACTCGGGGGCGGCGCAGGTCGACCTTGGCGTGCGTCCCTATGACCGTATTGTTCAGGTGTCGTTCACGGTGTGGGGTCGCGTGATCGCCGGCGATATTGACGCGACCGTGCTTCTCCTGGACCGCCCCTACAGGGCTCGCTTCCCCAATGATTCCACTGGCGCGTCCGTGACCGTCACCGGGATTCGCGTGGTCCCGGCCGGCCAGGACCCGAAGATTCGCTGCGGATTCACCGGAGCGTACGGAACAGGCGGCACATTCTCCATCACCGGAGACTCCGCCTACTCTACCCTGTTCGCACTAGCAAACCCGAGGAGCATGGCATAATGCCTGGAGGATACCAAGACACAACTGAGCGCGGCCTACGATTCATGGCCGACGCCGATTTCAATAGCCTGGCCGAGCGAGTCTCCGTCGAATTCACTCGCCGCGACACTCTACGCAACTGCAAGGAGGAAGTCGACAAGAAAATCGACGTCTACATACAGTCCGTCTCCCCCGAGGCGAAGAACCTCAAGGACCTCCAGGCTGGCGCGATGATCGGACCCGGTGAACTCATCGCCGTCGACGGCAAGACCTACAAGAACGTGGCGCGCGCCTGGCTGAACCCATTCAAGGCCGGGCCGCTGACGTTCCTCAACGGCTGGGAAGAGCAGAAGGGGGGCGTCCTGTGAGCGTCGGATCCGTCACCGCACAAATCGCCCGCCGGATCTGCGACAACGAGAACGTCGGGTACTCGCAGCCCGACCGGCGCACCTGGTACGCCAACGCGGACTGGGCCGGCAGGGTCTCAAGCCCCCAGAATGCGGACTGCTCCAGCCTCGCCGCCGGCGCGGTCTGCTACGGGCTCCACGACACCTACGGCGTGCCGTGGGGGCACGCCGCCCTGCCGGAGATCAACGACCACTGGACCGGCAACCTCCGGCAGGGGCTCGAGGCCAGGGGCTTCGAGGAGGTGCCGTGGGCCGATGAGAACCTGACCCCGGACGGGGGCTTCCAGGTCGGCGACATCGTCCTGTCCGCGGCGAACGAGGGCGGTGTTGGTCACGTCATCGTCATCGACGAGAACGGCTACGACCCGCTGGAGTCGGAGGCGTGGATCGCCGAGGATAACTCCATCGACGGCTACCTGGGCGACCAGACCGGTCAGGAGACCCGCACCGCCCGCTACTCCACGCACCCGCACACGCAGGCCGGCCGGTGGACCTCCTGCCACCGCTTCAACGAGGCGAAGTTCTTCCAGCAGTGGCCAGAATTCGCGAAGGGCAGGGCGACGGCCTCCACACCCGCCCCCGCGCGCCCGGCCTCCTCGGCCCCGGCCCACGCTCACGGGATCGACATCTCCAGCCACCAGGGCGGGCTCAATATCGCCGCGATCTGGGCGGATTTCGTCATCGTCAAGGTGACGGAGGGTACCGGCTACGAGAACCCGTTCTGGCGACAGCAGGCGGAGGCGACGCTGGCCGCTGGGAAGCGCCTCGGCCTCTACCACTTCGCCAACGACGAGGACGCGGGCGAGCAGGCCCGGTTCTTCCTCGACCGAGCCAAGGGCTACGCGGGCCGCGCCACGTTCTGGCTGGACTGGGAGGCTGACGCCCTCAACCTGGCCCCCTCGGATGCCCTCGTGATCCTCAACCAGATGGCATCCGAGACCCGCAGCACTCCGGGCATCTACCTGAACGGGGCGGGCCTGGGGAGCGGCAACTGGTCCGCCGTCGCCACCCGGTTCCCGCTGTGGTACGCCGGCGGTCCCAACTACGCCTCCTACGGGCAGGCCTACAGTGACCCGCCGACGCCGACCGTCCCCTACTGGGGCGGCAACGTCCTCATTCACCAGTACACCGAGGACGGCTACCTGCCCGGCTACAACAGCCACCTCGACCTGGATCGCCTGCGTGACCGCAGCGCGTGGGATGCGATGAAGGGCGGCGGCCAGGTCGCCGCATCCGCCCCGGCAGCGTCCGCGCCGTCAGTCAGCCCCTACACGGGCAAGATGAACCGCTCCGACGGTCAGGCCGAGCTGGTGTGCAACGGGAACTTCGGGATGGCGACTATCGGGCGCCTCCAGCAGGTCATGGGCACGACCATCGACGGGGTCCTGGACGAGGACGGGTCACCCGCCATCGAGCGGCTCCAGCGGTTCCTGAACGCTGCTGTCCCGGCAGACACGCAGACCGCCCTGAATGACTCGCCCCGCCTGGACGAAGACGGCGTGCTCGGCCCGGACACGTGGCGCACGCTCCAGTACCTCATCATCGCCTGGCACAAGGAGTACCTGCCTGCGGGGTGGGGCTACGAGGACTGGGTGGACGGCGAGGCGGGGCCGGCCACGATCGGCGCTCTCCAGCGGGCGCTCAACAACTCTCGCACGAACAGCGGTCGCCTCTGGTGACCACCTACCGAAAGGAACACACATGAAGGCACTCATCTCTGACCCCTTCGTCACCACCGTCATCCTGGGCACCCTGTGGCCTCTCATCCAGGCGGCCCTGGACCGCCCCTACTGGACGCGCGGGCGTCGCGTCGCCCTCGTGGTCGCCGCCGCCGTCGTCCTGACCGTGGGGGCTTGGGCGCTATCCGCCTACCCCATGCAGGCTGACGTCCTGGCCGCCCAGGCCGCGAAGTTCCTCGGGTTCGCCTGGGCGGGCTATCAGGTCCTCTCCCACATCAAGATCGGCGGCGTGAGCGTCCTCTCCTGGGCCGGCATCGTCACCCCTGGTGGTGAGACCCGGGAGGCCTACCAGCCGCGTCACGAGGCCGCCTGATGGGCCTGGGCCGCCGACTCTGGTCGACGCTCCATGAGCCGCGGGCGATCTCAGCGATGATGGCGGCGACCTACGTGCTCCTGGCCGTGGCCGTCGCCCTCATCCTGGGCGCCCCGCGTATCCAGCCGTGGGACGTGACCGTGGGCTGCCTGACCACCCTCTCCGGGTGTGCCATCGGCGCGCCGTCGGCGTGGCGGGGCTGGTGGGGAGTGGAAGGCCCGTCGGCGGCCCTGGTCGCCCTCGGGCTCGCCGTCGTCGCCGTCGAGGATGCCGCACGCGCCCTCACGTCCGACCACTGGCCCGCCTGGCCGCTGTTCGTCATCCTCGCCCTCCTCCTCATGATCGGTCAGCGGATCGCCCACGTCTGGGGCCACACCTGGGAGCCCGGCTGCGAGCCGAACACCGCTCTCCGGCAGGCCGAGACCAGCGCGACCACAGCGAAGGTCATAGAAGCCGACGCCGCCGCAAGGGCCGCCGAGAGGGAGGACAACGGATGCAGAGAATCGAGCTGATCGGCGCGATCGTCACCAGTGGCCTGGGGTCCATCCTGGTGACCCAGGTCGGGGCCGCGATCCGGGCCATGTGGCACGCCCGGCAGGGCCGCGAGTCGGACCTGCAGGTGGCGCGCAGGGAGGCTGCCCAGTGGGAGTGCGTGGCGCGCAGGACGCGCGCTATCGCTCTCGACCGTGGGGCGCCCTTGGGGGATCTGCCGCGCGGTCCGGGGGAGACCCCGATCGGGGACCTCGCCGACGACTGAGATGGCCATTTTGAATGGCTATGCGCCCCTCTCACCTGACTGGGTGGGAGGGGCGCCTTTCGTCGTCTCTGGGGTCTGTTTGTGGCGTGATTTCGGGGCTTTCTCGGTGTCTCAGAAAGATGGCTAGTTGATGGCTAGTTTCGCGTTGGCTGGTCGGTGGTTTGGTGAGTTGTTTCAGTAGGTCACCCTCGTGACGCCACCTGCTTTGGGAGCAGGGGGTCGCGGGTTCAAATCCCGCCAGCCCGACCGGAATTCCCCGGAATCAAGCCAAATCATGGGGTACCTGCTTAGCCCCTCATATGCTAGCCTAGGCCATAGATGGCTAGCCAGATGGCTAGTCACCGAGCAGGAAGGGCTATCCAATGGCGTACGGGGAAGGTACTGTCTACCAGCGCAAAGACGGGAAGTGGGTCGCATCGGTGGAGGCCGGCTACACGGCTAGCGGCGGCCGACGTCGCATCACCAGGGCGCGAGCCACCGAGGCTGAGGCCAAGCGCGCCCTGCGCGCCATCCGCCGGGAGGTCCTCGCCGAACAGCAGTCCACCGTCGTCAACCCCCGCACCACCCTCAAGGCGTGGATCGACACCTGGGCGCCCGGCTACAAGCGCACCGCACGCCCCCGCACCTACAGCAACGACCTCGCCCTCCTCGGCAAGTGGGTGATCCCCACCATCGGGCACCGCCGCCTCGCCGACCTCACCGTCACCGACCTCCGCAAGATGGAGGCAGGCATGAGGCAGGCCGGCCGGTCGACGACGTCGATCCGCTACGTCCGCCTGATCCTCCATCGGGTCCTCAAGGCGGCGATCGTCGAGGGGCACCGGATCCCTGACTCCGTGATGCTCGCCCCCAAGCCCAAGGCCGCTGCCTCCACGCGCGAGGCCGTTCCCGCCTCCGACGCCGCCGCCCTCCTCAAGGCGGCGACCGAGAAAGACGCCTGGACGCCCCTCCCAGACTCCACCAGCCTCCCCACCCAACGCGCACGCCGCCTCGCCACCGAGCAGGACGCCAGCCGGTGGGTCGCTGCCCTCCTTCAGGGAATGAGGCAGGGGGAGTGTCTCGGCCTCACCTGGGACCGGATCGACCTCGACACCGGCACCCTCACCGTAGACCGCCAGCTCGTCGAGATGACCGCCGCCGAGGACGTCGACGGCACCGACGGCGTGGTCTATGAGCACCTGGTGGACGGCTACTACCTGGGGCCGACCAAGACGAAGGCGGGCGCGCGCGTCTTGCCCCTGGTGCCGTGGATGGCGGCGGCCCTGGCGGCCTGGCGCGACCAGTGCCCGCCCTCCCCCTGCGGGCTCGTGTGGCCCCGCCCCGACGGCGGCCCATGGTCGAAGAAGGACGACAGACTCGCGTGGCGCGCCCTCCAGGACGTCGCCGGCGTCCACAAGGAGGATGGGGGGTACTATCTCGTCCACGAGGCCCGCCACTCGACGGCGACGCTCCTCATGGCCGCCGGGGTCCCCGCCACCGTCGTCATCGCCATCATGGGCCACACCGCGATCACCACGTCGATGGGCTACCAGCACGCCGACCTGGACCAGGCCCGCCAAGCCCTCGAAGCCGTCGCACCCCGCCTCGGCCTCACCTCCACCCCAACCCCCTGAAAGGAAACCCCATGTCACTCCTCGACGCTGCCTGCATCAAGACCGACGACGGCACCATTCACGTCGCCCCGAACGGAGTCATTGGCCTTCCTGGCCTCCTCACCCCAGACATCCCCGCCACCGACGTCGTTGACATCGCCGTCGAGGACGGGAAGGAGGCCAGCAAGCGGGTCACCGCTGCCCGCGTCGCCGCCGTCGGTGTCTTCGCCCTCGCCATCAAGAAGAAGGTCGACGCCACCAAGTTCATCATCATCGAGACCACCGAGGACATGCACGTCTTCGAGATCAACGCGAAGCGGCACCGCGAGGCGCTGGCTTTCGTGAAGCGCGCCAAGGTCGCTGTCGCCCGCGGCCAGGAGTACGCCGCACGGGAGGTCGAGGCGCCCGCCGTCGAGCCAGCCGACGACGCCGAGCCCGCACCGAAGAAGTGGTGGCAGAAGACGACCGGCGACCTCATCAACGAGCGCCGCGCCCGCAAGGGGAAGGAGCCTCTGCGCTTCGACGCCGCGTGACCGATTCTTGACGAAATCGTTACTGCCTGGCCTGCTGTCACCGCCGACAATCGTCGGTGAGGTCAGATGACTAGAGCCCCGCCCAGTGAATCTGGGTGGGGCTCTTTCGTCGTCTATGGGGTGCGGTCAGCAGGAGAACTGCGGGACCCGCTGCTCCTCCCATAGGCGGCCCTCGGCGCGGGAGATGATCGTGGAGACGCTGACTCCGAGGGCGTCAGCGAGCGCGCACAGGGGCTCGAAGGTGATGGGGCGCTCCCCCTGAAGGAGGCGCATGAGGGTGCGTAGGGGGACGCCCGAGGCGGCGGAGAGGCCGCGCACAGTCATCCCCTTCTCCTCCCTGAGGTCGCGCAGTTCGGCGGCCGCGGCGGCGTTGAGTCCGGTTTCCGGGTTAGTTGCTTGCGTACCCATGCCTCCACTGTGCCACATTGGGCAACAAGGTGACGGATCAGTAACGGATTTCAGAGGACTTTCCCAGGGACTTGCAAGGTGCCCATTTGGGCACCTACAGTTGCCCACATGGACACCACAAGCCAGCCGCCCCCCATCATCCGGGCCATCGAAGCCCAGATGGCGGCCACCGACACCACCATCCTCCAACTCAGCAAGGACGCTGACATCCCCCGCTCCACCCTCCAACGCAGACTCCGAACCGGCCGCGGCCTCCAACTCGACGAAATCAACCGCATCGCCGCCGCCCTCGGAACCACCGCCAGCCACATCATCCAGCAGGCAGAAGCCGCCTAACCCCCTAAGGAAACCCCCATGTGCAACCCCACCACCCAGCGCCCCATCAGCGAGGCCACGCCCCTCGTGAACGCCCTCATCGCCGAAGCCGAGAGGAACTGCATCGACATCAATAGCGTCAACGTCTTCGCCCACGCCAGAGGCCGCTTCAACATCGACTTCATCGCCTACGACGGCGGAGCCCAGGCCCTCGCCGACCTCCTCGCCCTCACCCCAGACGTCATCTTCACCTCCCACGGGGCGACCTTCCAGGGCGTCAGCCGCACCGTCGGCCGCTGGACCATCCAGTCGCACTACCCCCTCCCTGACGTCGAGGAGGCGGCGGCATGACCACTCACACGCTCGGAGCCCTAGCGTCCGCCGCCATCCTCACCGAGCTCGCCCTCACCGTCGTGCTCGGCCACCACACGGGCGTCCTACTCCTCGCAGTCGCCCTCACCGCCGCCACCGTCACCCACGCCATCCGCACCGAAAAGGAGAATCACTGATGGACCAGCACATCAACGCCATCGCGATGCAGGTCGCAGCACGCGTCACCTCCACCGCCTCCGACGACATCGGCGACCTCTGGGAGGAGTTCCCCGACCTGAACCAGGAGCAGGTCGAGGCCGTCTCCGCGCGCTTGCAGCAGTTCGCCCGCTCCATCACCCCGTCACCCAACGCCGTCGCCGCCGCCGTGGCCGCGCTCGGCGCGATCGCCGCCACCGAGGAGCCCCAGCCGTGACCGTCGTCCTCACCTACACGCTCGCCGGGGCCGCCGCCGTCACCGGCCTGTCCGTCGACTACATCCGCAAGGCAGTCCGCTCCACGGACCCCGACTTCCACCTCCCCGCCCGGATGGCAGGCACCAAGTACCTCATCCGCCGCGACGACCTCGAAGCCTGGATCGACCGCCTACCCGAGGCATAACCCACCCCCGACTCCCCAGAAAGGACCCCTCGTGAAAACCCCTCTCACCATGCTCACGCCCCTCGGGCGCAGTGAGTACGTCTTCCGCTGGCAGATGCTCGCCGCCGTCCCCGTCGTCCACCAGAAATGCGAGGCGATCGCCGACCTCATGGACCTCCTCCGCACCCTCGGCATGGTCCTCACTAGCGAGCCCCGCGCCACCGTCAAGCACGGCACCATGCCCGTCCTCGCCCTGGAGTTCCGCGCCCGCTACGCCGACGACCACGAAGCACAAGCCCTACAACACCCCACCCACCCCCACCACAACGACCAGGAAGAGACCGCAGCATGACCACCGCCAGCACCATTCACCCCCGCGAGCGCGGCTCCGTCCGCGCTGGTGACCCCGTCACCAGCCAGTGGGCCGCCGACAGCATCACCGACGCCACCACCTCGCAGGACTTCGTTCTCATGGTCCTCCGCGACTTCACCCGCCCCGGCCCGTTCACACTCGCCAACGTCGTCGCCCACACCACCGGCGTCCTCTCCCCCTCCCGCGCCCGCACCGCCGTGCGCGAGCTTCAGGACAAGGGCCTCATCGAGGAGACCGGCGAGTACACGCTCACCCCCTCCGGCCGCAAGGCCCGCCTCCTCACCCTCACCAAGCAGGGGAGGGCCGCCGCATGAGCAAGGTCTACTACGACAGCGACGACCTATCCCCGGTCCTGGCCGGCCGGTACGTCACCAAGGTTGACGGGGACAGCCTCACCCTCGACGACGGAACCGTGCTCGAGTTCGAGGGAAACGTGGGATGCGACTGTGGTTCAGGCACCTACGACCTCACCGAGCTATTCCAGCGCGGTACCCCGACCGCGCGCATCATGTCCGCCGACGTGGCCGCCCGTTTGACCGATGAGGACGACGAATACAGCGACGCCATCTATACCCTGTTCGTGATCGTTGACGACGAGCGCCTGCCCCTGGCGGAGTTCGAGGGAAACGACGGGAACGGCTACTACGGCTCCGGCTTCCGGGTCACCGTGACGCGCAAGGAGGTCGTGTCATGACCGCCCTGACCATGGAACAGCGCCGCCAGGACTTCGAGGCCATGCTCAAGCGCGCTGACGTGGCTCGACGGGCAGTCAGCAAGTCCTGGACGACGGAAGGGGGCACACCGGAGAAGCCCCTCGCCAGCCTCGCCCGCGACGTCGCCGAACTGTGCGCCTCCTGGGCAACCAACGCCAAACGCGCCCAAACCCACCACCCCAGCGACCAGGTAAAGGACCTCGCCATCCTCGTCGCCGCACGCTGCCTCCAGGCCCTCAACGAATGCGAGTCTGCCCCCGACCGTCACGACCTCCTCGACTGGATCACGGCCCGTGCCAAGTTCTGGTTCGAGGAGAGCGAGGAGGAGTGGCTGGACATGGGGGTCGCCCCCTGTGATCGCGTTCAGTCACTCATCGGGGCTCTCGGCAGGGTCGCCGTGTTCTGGCCCGCCGCCCCGTGCGTCATCAACCAGCTCGGCGAGGACGAGGGCACTCACGTCCAGTTCGACACGCTGGTCCGCCTAACCTTCGAGGCTATCTGTGCGGCGCTGGCTGCCGAGCGCGGCCTCTGGCAGGAGGAGTCATGACCCGCTACCTAACGCCCGGCTGGCTGGTCCGGCATATCGCTGACGTCACACCTGCCCCGCTCTATGGGCCTACCGCCGTCGAGATCGAGGCGCTCTGCGCCGGGAGGCGAACGATCGCCCTGTGGGACTCAGTCGGCAGTCACTACGCCCCCGCCGACGAGGAGAACATCACCGAGGCGCAGGTCTGCCCGGCCTGCCTGGCTCTCCACCAGCCCCCTAAGCCCGCCGTGGACCACACCATGGGGACCATCCCCCTCTTCTGAGCCATGACCATCAAGCTCGGAGAAATCTGCGCGGGCTATGGCGGCCTCGGCCTCGGCCTGGGACTCCTGGCCGACGTCGACACCAGGTGGGTTGCCGACGTTGACACCGGCCCCTCCAGGATCCTCGCCCGCCACTGGCCCGACGCCCCCAACCTTGGGGACATCACCCGCGTCAACTGGACCGCCGTCGAGCCCGTCGACGTCATCGCAGGGGGCACCCCCTGCCAGGACCTATCCAACGCCGGCCACCGCGCCGGAATGAGGCCAGGCACCCGCTCAGGAATCTGGGATGCCATGGCCCACGCCATCGAGGAGATCAAACCCCATGTTGTCGTCTGGGAGAACGTCGCAGGTGCCCGCTCAGCGGCCGCCTATAGCCGTCTGGAATCCGGTGCGGGACGTCTGGGAGGCGGGGCAGACCGACCTGTTCTCCGGGCTCTCGGACGTGTGGTCGGAGACCTGGCCGGCCTCGGGTATGACGCGGCGTGGGAGTCTCTACGGGCTTCCGACGTCGGGGCTCCGCACCGCAGGGAGCGGGTCTTCGTCCTCGCGTGGCGTCCCGACGCTGCCGACACCCTCCGCATCCTGTGCGACCGGCCCCGGGGAGCACGGGGACGGCGGCATGAACCTACAGACTGCCGTCGCGTCACTCCTGACGTGACACCCCCCCTCGACTCCTCCCTACACCAGCGGTGAACGATATGGGAACAAGCTACAGCCCCGAGTCATGGGATGCCTGGACGACGCGGATGAAGGATCGTCACGGCGGGAACGGGCATGGTAAGTCTCTGAGTATCGAGGCACGCCGCAGCAGCGGCTACTGGGCGCAGTACGTGCCGGCGATCCGCCGGTGGGAGGAGGTGACGGGGCGTGAGGCCCCGCCGCCGACGGAGACCGGCCAACGCGGCGGTGACGTCCTCTCCCCGCGGTTCGTCGAGTGGATGATGGGCCTCCCTTCCGGGCACGTCACGGACACGCCTGGGCTCTCACGGTCACAGGCACTCAAGGCCCTGGGGAACGGCGTCGTCCCCCAGCAGGCAGCACACGCAGTCAGTCACCTAGCAGAAACGGCACTCAATCATGGATTCGTTTAGTTTCTTCGTCCCCGGTGAGCCGATCACCGAGGGCTCCACCAGGGCGTTCGCGTCTGGTCAGCGCGTCGTCGTCACCCACGACCGGGGACGCGAGTTGGACGCGTGGCGCATCAAGGTCGCCAAGGCCGCCCAGGAGGCCGCACGTGAAGCCGGCTGGGAGCCCAGGCATGACGGCCCCGTAGTCGTCACCGTCTCCTTCCTCCTGCCCCGCCCAAAGAGTGTCCCTAGGACCCGCCGCCTGCCGCACGTGAAGCCCGACCTGGACAAGCTCATCCGCGCCGTAGGCGACGCTCTCGCGCCCTACAAGCAGCCCGGCGTCCTCCGTGATGACAGCAGGATCGTGGAGTGGCGCGCGACGAAACTGTATGCGCGCGCAGAGCCCGGCGTCCACGTCGCGATCATGGCCGTCGACGGCAAGTTCGATCCCCTCCACGACCACGTGACGGAGGTGGCGGCATGACTGAGGTGATTCACGAGAGGTCTCCCCGGTCGCGGGGGCGTGTCCGGTGCGAGGAGTGCGGCCGCCGTGTCCCCGAGTGGGAGCAGCGCATCTCACTGATGGAGTTCGACGACGGGACGGTCCGGGAGTGGCTGAGGTGCCAGCCCTGCGAGGACGCAGCTGGTTACGTCGCGAGGTGGAGAGGCCCCTACAGCAGCGACCTCTACCCCGACGACTTCCACGAGTGGGCGCAGGAGGCCATGAGGTACACGCCCGCCGACGACTACCTGTTCCTGTACGCGGACGTAGGCGGGTGGACCCACTACCTGGAGGACCTTGCTGACTCCGCTGCCGCGTGCGCAGCCGCCGACGCCGACCGGGCGCGGGCGTGGGACGACGAGGCGTGGGCGGCCTTCACCTGGCGCATGCAAACCAGCCCCGTAATAAATGCTAGGAGGAAATGATGAGGATTCGGTCTATTAAGCCGGAGTTCTGGTCGAGCCCGGACATCGCGGCCCTGTCGGATAGTGATCGCCTGCTGTTCATTGGGCTCTGGTCGTTCGTGGATGACCATGGCCGGGGGAGGGATGACGTCGCGTTGATTGTGGCCGCGCTGTTCCCGCACGACATGGTCGCGAATCCTCGCGAGACCGTCGCGAAGGTTCGCGACGGTCTCGCGAGGCTTTCCGAAGCGAATTTGATCCTTCGCTACACCGTCGCTTCTAGGACTTATTTCCTAGTAACGGGGTGGGGAAAGCACCAGAGGGTAGATAAACCGAAGGCGTCACGCATCCCTGAACCCACCGAAGAGGAGAATGGTGCTTTCCCGCAGAATGACGCCATTCGCGAAACTGTCGCGAAAGTTCGCGACGACGTCGCGACACCTCGCGACACCCTCGCGCCTGGAACAGGGGAACAGGGGAACAGGGGAACAGGGGAACAGGGGAACAGTGAGGCGATCGGCGACGCCGATCTTCGCGCCGTCGAAGACCCCCGACCCGACGTCGACGCCGTCTGCGACGCCATGGCCGCGAGCGTCCAGCGCCGCACCGGCCGAGCCCCCCGCGTCACCGCCGCCTGGCGCACACAGGCCCGCCTCATGATCGACCGCGACGGCCGCACCGTCGAGGAGATCACCCGCATCATCGACTGGGTGGAGGGCAACGACTTCTGGCGCGCCAACGTCCTCAGCCTGCCCAAGCTCCGCCAGAAGTTCGACACGCTCCGCCTCCAAGCCCAACGCCCCCAGGGGCGACCACAGGGCGGGCAGGTGTTCTACGACCTGGCCGAGCAGTTCGCGAAGGAGGGCCTGTGATGGCAACCGCTACTGGCGTGAGTCTGGCGATCGGCATCCTCGTGGATGCTGGGATGCTTCCCGGCATCGTCGACGCCGAGGGCGGCAAGCGACGCATCCGCGCCTGGATGACGCTCCTCGATCAGGACATGACCGACGAGGTACTTGCCGAGGCCGTGCGCCGCGTGGCGTCCGGCGACGTCGAGACCTACGGGGCGGCGAAACCGCAGCACGTGAACCGGGCCGCGAAGGCCGTCCGGGGCGAGCGGATCCGGGCCTGGCGTGAGCGCCACAGCCTGCCGACGGAGGGCCGCAGTGGCTTCGAGCAGTCGGCGTACCTGCGGGGCTTCCTGCGGGCGATCGGCAACGGCGTCGACGACGTCGAGGCGGATCGGCATGGGCGCGCTTCGCTGGCTCAGGCGGTGCAGGTGGCCGAGTTGGAGCCGTCGACGCCGCTGCCGGAGGTGCTGGCCCGGATGGATCACGCCCTGGGCGCTGGGCGTGTGCCGTGGGCTGGCGCGCTTCCTCCGGCCCGCCCGGTGGCTGAGTTGACGGCTGCGCCGTCGCCTGAGTCGTCGGGTGATGGGGCGGCTCGGGCTCGTGAGGTCCTGGCCTCCCTGGCGCGTTCGTCGCACCCTGGGGGTGATGGCGGGGGCGGGAGTGCCCCAAATCGGACGCGTAAGCCCCCTAGAGCAGCCTAGCGTGCGTCGACTGTGTGCTGATGTGGGTCGCGTGTTTACGGAGCGAATTCACGCGCGTTAACGCGTTGTGCGATCGCCCCGTCGATCACCACCCATCACGAACGAGTAACGACCACCGTCCCGCCTTGACGGTGCCCATTTGGGCACCTAAGGTTGTCCACGTGGGCAACACGGGCACCCCAACCCAACCCACCCAATCCCCAGAACAAAGGACCATGAAAAATGAGGATCGAAAACCTCTACCCCAGACCGGTGCGCGGCGACTTCGCCACCACCAACCAAGTCCGCGACGACGCGGCCGCCACCTACGGCACCAAGGCCCGAGACCTCCTCAACCGCAGCGGCGGAGACGCCATCGGAGCCATCAGCCTCCTCTACCTCGCCGCCGACCAGCGCAAGGCCACCGCACAGGCCACGGATCCCACCCTCGGCGAGCAGGCCCTCGCCCAGACCGTCCGCGAACAGCGGGACGCCATCGACGCGCTCACGGCAGAGCGCGACAAGTTCGAGAAGTGGTGGAAGGACGACGTCCACGAAGCCACCAGCCTGAACGCCGACCTCTGCCAGCAGGAGGTCGACGCCGACCAGATCACCCAACTCCAGTCCATCCTCCGCGCCGTCACCGCCTCAGATGGAGTCTTCGCCCGCCTGTACACCGACGACCTTCGAGCCCTCCCAAACGGCACCGTCGTCCGCGACGAGTACGGCCGAGCCTGGACTCGCATCGATGACGAGGACGGTGGAGTCTGGGCTACCCCCAGCGAGGACACCACCATGCCGTCCTCCTACCTCACAGCCAAGTCCGCCGTCTATCTCGCATGGGTGGCGGACCTGTGAGCCGCCTCGACCACGTGGGCGGCGACGGCGTCGACGTCACCGCCGCCGCGGAGTTCCTGTGCGCCTGCGCCGACTACCAGGACTCGGAGGCTGCAGCCCTCGACGAGCGGGACCGGCAGCGACGCGGGGCCGGCCGGATCGACGCCAACACCCCCTGGGGTGCGCTCGGCCGGCACGCCACCAACCGGGCACGGCTCCTCGACTCGCTCGCCAACCTCCTCTACGTCGACTCCGACACTCTCGTCGACGGCCTCTAACCCCACCCACCTCCCCAGAAAGAAACACATCATGATCGCGATGACCATCTCCCAACACCCACTCTATGACGTGAAATGGATCCCCACCTGGGGGCCGGTCGGCCGCCGCAAGGTACGCCGCCTCAAGCGGGCCGGCTGGGAGCACGTCGGCTCCCTCCCCACCGGCCTCCTCCGCCGCGACCACTGCCTCCTCAAGATCGCTGAGAGGGGCGACCAGTGAGCGACCACTACCAGCCAAAGCCTGGCGACGTCGTCTCCTACGAGGACCCTCACGGTGTCTGGCACACGGAGCGGGCTACTGAGGACACGGCGGAGGCCATCGCCTACAACCCCCGCGTGATCCTCCTGGAAGCCGCCCCCGTGCCATCCACCCCGTGGCCCACCAGCCCGATGATCCTCGTGATCGATGGGGAGCGGCACGCCAGCGGCCAGCCCGGCGACCAGACCGCGAAACCCATCAATGGGCAGATCCTCCTCCGCACCCCCGAGGGCCACTACCGGGGCGTCCGGTCCCGGCTCGTCAAGCAGTCCCGCGGCGACCAGATCCGCAAGTGGGTCAACCTCGTGGCCGTCGAAGACCTCGCGCTCCGAGACCTCTCCGAAGCTGCACACAACGGCCCCCTCCGTAACGTCAGCGACGCTATCCAGGACGTTCTCACCAGCGCTGACATGATCCTCGACGGGAGGTACCTCCAGTGAGTCGCAGAGTTGACTGGAGCGTCCCGCAGCACTGCGGCGACTGCGGAAGCCCGCTAAGGCCGGGGCACGCCCCGATAGAGGAATGGCCGGGTACGCGCGCCCACCACGCGCGGGGGCTCTGCATGAGGTGCTTCAACGTGCGCCGAGCCGCGGCCAGGCGTGAGCGCGAAGGCATCAAGCCTCGCCCCAAGCCACGCAGGAACCCCACCGTCGCCGAACTCGCCGCGCAGGGTCACCCCTGCATCGAACCCGCCCCCATGCCATCCCGAACGAGGAGCTACCCGCTATGAGCCTCCAGTTTGATGAAGCCCGCCACCGGTACAACCTCGACGGCAAGCCCGTGACCGGGGTGACGACGATCATCGGGAAGGGGCTCCCGAAGCCCGGCCTCCCCTACTGGTCAGCGAAGGTGGTCGCCGAGGCCGCCGCCGACGAGGCGGCCACCCTCGCCGCAACCATCGGGGCACAAGGGCGCGACGCGGTCGTGAACCGTCTCAAGCGCACCCCATGGCAGGCCCGCGACCGGGCCGCCGTGCGCGGCACCAGGGTGCACGCCCTCGCCGAGCAGGTCGCCCTCGGAGAGGCCGTAGACGTCCCCGCCAGCCTCGCCCCCTACGTTGAGGGGTACGTGGACTTCCTCGATGGGCACGACGTCGAGCCGATCCTCACCGAAGCCCGCCTGGCGAGTCGAGCCCACTGGTACGCGGGGACCGCTGACCTCGTCGCCCGCATGGGTGGGGAGACATGGCTCCTCGACCTGAAGACCAGCAACAGCATCCACGGCTCCTACGCGCTCCAGTGTGCCGCCTACGCCCGCGCCGAGTTCCACCTCGACGCCGACGGCCAGGAGGCTCCCATGCCGCCCATCGACCGGATCGGGGCCATCCACGTCCAACCCGACGGATGCCGGCTCGTCGAGTTCCCATCCGTCAACCACGCCTGGGGAGCTTTCCTCGCCGTCAAAGCCGTCGCCGACCTCACCACCACCATCGACTCCTGGGGAGACCACAAATGACCGACCTCACCACCACCCAGCCCGCGAGTGCCGACATCGCCGCTCCCGCACCGCAGGCCCCCGCCGTCGTCGAGGCGGGTAGTGCGCAGGCCCAACTGCGGTCCTGGGCGCTCGCCATGAGCGACGCCGGTAACCTCGCCCGCGTCCTCTGCGCCTCATCCTTCGCGCCCGCCCACCTGCGGGGGAACACCACCGACGCGGGGGTAGCGATCATGAAGGGCGCCTCCCTCGGCCTCGACCCCATCGCCGCCATGGAGTCCATCTACGTCATCAGCGGGAAGCCCGCCCTCTACGCCAGGACGATGCTCGCCGTCGTCCAGCAGGCCGGGCACGACGTCTGGGTCGACGACCAGTCCGACACGTCCGTCACCGTCTCCGGCCGCCGCAGGGGCTCCCAGCAGGTCCAGTCCTCCACATGGACCATCGACCGCGCCCGCACAGCCGGGTACACCAGCAACAAGAAGTACTCCCAGGAGCCGCAGGCCATGCTGCGCGCCAAAGCCACAGCCGAGGTCTGCCGCATGATCGCCGCAGACGCCCTCATGGGCCTCTCCTACTCGGCTGAGGAGGTCGAGCTTGACGGCCTCGGAGACGACCAGCCCACCGTCAAGGTCGCCCGCAAACGCAAGCCCAAGGCAGAGGCGGAGCCCGTCGAGGTACCCGCCGCCGTCATCGACGACCTCCCCGAGGAGACGCAGCCGTGAGCCTCCTCGAAGCCGCAGTGATGACACTGGCGGTCATGCTCCTGGTGCTCATAGGCATCCTGTTCGTCTGCCTCGGGTACGCCGTATGGATGCTGGCCCTCTCGGTATGGGTACGCGTGCTCTTGGAGGCGGTGGTCATGTTCTTCGGCCTGTTCTCCACGTTCGTATTGTCGGCGATCGTCGTGGATGCGGTGCTGCGATGATCCAGGTCATCCCGGTCAAGCGGGCCTACGTGTCGATGTCCTGCGACTGGGCTGGCTGCCCATCGCGGATCGACTTCCCGGAAGGCCCAGACGACACAGATCGGAACATCACCCTCCTCAACGCCGCCTACGCTCTCGCGCGCACCCTCGGCTGGGAGATCACCGACGACATGGACGGGGAAGTCGTCTGCCCCAACCACCCCACGGAGGCGTCATGACCGTCCTCCTCATCACCCTCATCCTCATCCTCATCACCCACACCCACCGGAAGGAACACCAATGAACACATGCCCATTCACTGAGGCCGCCAAGGAGATCGCTGACCTGGCCGGTTGTGTCGTCGAACAAAGCGGTGACCTGTCGTGCCCACTCCTGAAGGCTATCGGCTACTGGCACGAGGACCTCGGCACGGTCGCCCGGGCGATCGACATCCTCGAAGACCTCGCCCCTGGGAGCCCCCGGCGCCCGATCGCCGAGGGACGCCTCGCTACCCGCCTCATGGCTATTGCAGCCCAGGCGGATGCGATGCTCCGGTCCCTTGGCGTCGAGGATCCGGCTGCCTTGTTCGCCGCCGAGTGGGAGCGGGCCGCCGTCAAGCACCCGGGCATGACCCTGGACGCGGACGGTCACACGGACGGGTCCCGCTTCTACGCCCTGGCGGAGGAGGTGGGGGAGGTTTGCGCGGCCCTCACCTACGACAACGCCCAGGACACGGGCCACAACGCCGACCTCATCTCGGAGGTCACCCAGGTAGGGGCACTCGCCCTCGCCTGGCTCACCCGCTACCAGGACGGAGAAAACCGATGAGTGACGCCCCTTGGTACTCACAGCCATGGAGTCCCCGCATCGTCCGCAAGTCCCTAGACCGCTACCGGGACGGGGGAGAGTACGACGGCCGCTATGGATTGGTTACTGAGGCCATGGCTGACGACATCGAAGACCTCCTTGAGCACATCGATGCCCTGGAAGACAAGATCGCCCGGTTGGAGGAGCAATGAGCGACGCCCACACAATCGCCACCAAGCTGGAGGAATACCTCGATGCTGACTACTTTACCCAGTCAATCAAGGGCGTGTATGCACTCATTAACCACGTCGCCTTCTTGGAAAAGCAAGTGGCCAGCCTGAAAGCCACAATCGCCCGACTGAACGCAGAGAACGGAGAAATGAAGCAATGAGCACCCCGGCCAGGATTGTCGACAAACTCAGGAACTACGAGTACGAGAAGAGCGGTTGTGAGGGCGCGGTTGGCGACATCTACGCGCTCATCCACCAAATCGCCGCCCTCGAAGAGGAAGTCGACGACCTCAAGGAAGCCGCCGTCCCGCGCACGGTGGAGGGAGACGGTAGCGACCTACCCGCTGGGACCGTCGTCATCGACAAAATCGGCGACGCCTGGCGAAGGTACCGCCTGGAAGGGTGGGTGCCGACCGGAGATGGACCCTATGACTCCCTCCCGGAATCGGGTGGCCCCTACACCATCGTCTACACCCCCAAGGAGGAGTCGTGACCTCCGCAACCCTCAGCCCAGGGGACGTGCCCGCCCCGCGGCCGGTGCTTGACTTCCCCGAGAACCGGAGGCACCTGCTCTTCCTGCTCGGGCGCGTGGGCCAGGCCATGGACGTGTCCCCGAAGATGGCCCGCACCTGCTGGCGCGACCTCGGCCGCCACGCTCACGGCCTCCTGGTGACGGCCTGTGTGGGCACCAAGCGCACCCCCGCCTGGTGGCTGGAGGAGGCGGCCCGCCTGGACGCCCAGGTCCCGGGCCGGCACCTTCGTAGGCCACTGCCATACGTCACTCACCGTGTCGCAGACGTCTTGTCCGTCGACTCGCTCCGATCCGACTGGCTCTCCGAGGTCACCCTCGCCGCCTACACGCAGTCAGGAGACCTGAAATGACCACATGGGAGAGATTCGTGGCCGGTAACGACGAGATCATTCCGATTCGGCCGATTGATTTCAATGCGGATTTGATCACAGCATATCTCACCCCCGGCGTGTCGTCATTAGAAGATTCTGCGCGAAAACGCGACAATATGACCACTCCCCAGAAAGGAACAGGAAATGGCTGCAAGGCCCCAACTTGAAATGACGGTCACCGGGTACGCGGCCGCCGACCCCGAAATGCGATTCACCCAATCCGGGAAACCCGTCGCAAACGTCAGCGTCCCCTACACGCCCCGCCGATACGACCAGCAGACAGGCCAATGGGTCGACGCCGGAGACACCGTGTGGGTGCGAGCCAGCGTGTGGGGAGACCAAGCGGAGACCTTCTGTGAGCACGTCCAGAAAGGCCAGCTCCTCACCCTCACCGGCCGCCCGAGCGTGCGCGCCTGGGCCGGGAACGACGGCCAGCCGGCCGCCGCCCTGAACCTGAACGTCGACGTGTGGGGGCTGCACCCGAAGCCCATCCAGCACGGCCAGCCCGCGCAGCCGGCGGCGTTCGGTTCGGGGAACGTCCCCAACGCCGCCCAGGACCCGTGGGGCACCGGGGGCGCCCCCACCAGCGAGCCCCCCTTCTAATGACCTGGTGGCTGGCCCCGACTGCTGGGCCAGGGCCAGCCACCACCCCACCCCAACCCATCAGAATGCCGCTCAACCCCAGGAGAACCCATGAAACCCACAGCATCGTTCGGTCAGCGGCTCGGCCAGGCCGTCGGCCTCATCCTCGCCCTCACCGCCGCCTTCGCCGTCATCAGCGTCATCATCTGGATCATCACCGCCACCTGGCGCGCAATCATCGGAGGCTGATATGGCGACATACGACCCTGACAAGCACCTAATCCGGTGCGGTGACCACTACCTCGAACCGGAAGTGACAGTCGAATTCCATGCGGTCGGGAACAGTGACCGGCCGCATCACGTCACCCGATTCCGTTGGGGGCAAATGGCCGTCATACGCTGCAAGAAATGCGGCCACGAAGCCGACACAGAAAACTTCACAATCCGAACCCGGTAACCCCCAGGAGAATTGAAATGACCGACTGGCCCGACAAGCCCCTAATCCGAATCATCCGAGGCACGATAGGCTGGAAACCTATCGCCAATGAGATCGCCAGGAAAACAGAAAAAGGGAACTTCGCCGTCGCTAACCGTCTCTGCGTGACAGGCATCGACGGTGACAGCATCGACGCCTGGGAGGAGGTCACAGCCGTCCCCACCGCGACACTGAAGCGCCTACAGCAAGCGTTCCGGGGGGTCGACAAGAACACGTGCCTTGCCGAACTCACACAGGAACTCTTCTCCTACCTGCCAGCCGACAAGCCCAGCCCACTCGACCGGGCCGTCACGGACACCAAGAACATCGGCGCGCGGGGAATCCTGGAAGAGTTCCCTCTCAATGACCGTATCGCCCTGCTGCTCGCCGCTGTCAACCGGGTCCACGTAGGCGAAGACAGGCGATATCGGCTGGCCTGGTTAGTGCGCCTCGCCTACACCTGGGCAGACCTCGAAGACCCCAGCAAAGACGCACTCCAGAGCATCTGCAACCGTGCCGGCACGGAGGTAGGCAGGTGTGGTGGGGACCTAGCCACCCTGGCCCGCCAGGCAGGCGACGTAGCCGCCTATGCGTCCGAGAAGCACTCGCCGCGCCCGGCCTTGATCGCCCTCGGGGCGCGCGCCCTCGCGTGGGCCGCCGAGATCATCGAGGAGGAGGACAAGTGAACTGGCTCGGACTGCTCCAGTGGGCGGCGACTGTCCTCCTGCCCCTGTGTCTGAGTGTCGCCCTGTGGCTCGCGCTCATCCAGATCAGGGGCCTCCGCGAGCGCGCCGAGACGGCGGAGAAGGCCGTCCAGCAGATCGCCGACGCCATCCGCTACGCCGCCAAGCGCGCCCAGGGAAGGGGCGACGGTGACTGAGACCCGTTCCTGCCCGGTGACGGGGGAGCCGCTGCGGGGTGACAGGTTCGTGAGTGTGGCGGCCTGCCGGCGGCTCGAAGGGGCCGCCCAGGGCATCGCGGCGCTCATGGGCGCCCTCGACGTTGCCAAGGCTGGGCTGAGGCGCGGCCAGGGCGGCGGGGCGTCCACCACCCCGTGCAGTCGGCCCCCGGTGAGGCTCGGCATCATCCAGGCCGCGAGCGCACACGAGAGGACCCTCCTCAAGTGGGGGAAGTGGGCGGCGCATGACCTCCTCGGGACCGCCACGCCGCAGACGTGGACAGAGGTCTCATGGGCGCTCAGGGGCGCGTCAGCGCACCCCGGCCGCCCCGAGCTAGCCACCCTCATCCCCGAGGTCCTCGCCGCCATCCGGGCGATCACGGCGCTCGTGGACGTCCCCGAGGACGCCCGCTTCTACGGGCGGTGCCTCACCGACCTGGGGGACGCTGGCGTGTGCGACCAGCCCATCTACGCCGCGGCGGGATCCTCGTGGGCGCGCTGCCCGGCCTGCGACACCCAGTGGGAGTTGCAGCCCCTCCTCCAGTCCCACCTGGAGGCGGCCGCCGACTGGCTAGTCACCCCCGACGAAGGCGCAAGGCTCCTCACCCAAGCCGGATACCCCACACGGGCGGCCACCATCAGGCTATGGAAACACAGGGGCCACCTCACCGATGAAGGCGGCCGCTACCACGTCGGCGACCTACTCGCCGCCGCAGCACACAGGAAGGACAAGGCCGCATGACGCCAGAGATGATCCAGACGGCGATCACCGCCGTCGCCGAGGAAGCCGTCAAGGTGTCCATGAAGGGAAGCCTCGCCGCCGCCATAATGGGACACGCCGCCGCCATCGGCGGGCTCGCAGCCGGCCTACCAACCGCCGACGCCACCGAGGCCATAGGCCAGGTGATCGACATGCTCACCGAAGCCCGCGACGCCATCGGAGCCATGAAGTGAGCAGCATCCGAACATGACGAAGGCGCCCCACCTGGCTGGTGGGGCGCCTCCCGTATTCGGTCAGCGGGTGTGAGGTCTAGCGCTTGCGCGTCCAGTCTCCCAGCCACTTGTCCAACGTCTGCCGAGTCACCCCAGCAGCCGCAGCCACCGCCGTCTTCGCCGCGCCGCCACGCACCGCAGCCACCGCCGCAGCACGACGCCGACCCTCAACCTCAGTCAGAACCTTCTGCGCCACCTCAACCTCACAACGCAGACGATCCAACTCCAACAAGCTCGGCCGCCCCGTCGTCGCCTCGACACTCATCGCTTCTCCTTCCAGGTCAGGCCCAGCCCCCGCGATGAGGGCCGGGCATGTGGGTTACGTTCAGGCACGCGACGCGCGCCGTGCAGCAATCTGACGGTCGCAGGACCGCGCCAGGCGGCGGGCCTCGGCGATACTGGCCCGCAGGACCTCGACCTGGGTGCTGTCCGGGAATCGGAGCACGTTCGGACCGTACTCAGTGACGACCTCGATGATCGCGCCCCTACGGCGAGCGGCGACACTGACGCCGCCACACTCGGCCTCCCACCATGCGCCATTGCGGGTGACAGCGATATCCTCGACTGGGACTCCAGTTTCCTCTGACAGTGCAATGGCGACACGCTCAGCGATAGTACTCATGAGGGCTTCCTTTCTGGGGGTGCCCGCCCCAGAACGGGGCGGGCGATGGGGGATGGTCAGTGGTTCTGTCGGGCGATGATGACGACGCCGGCCAGGGCGAGGGTGAGGCTCACGCCCCACACGCCCCAGCTGAAGGCGTCAGCGCCGAGTCTGGCGAGGATGCCGCCGATGGCGAGGTCAGCGCTTGCGACGGTGGTCATGAAGGCGAGGCGGCGACGGCGGTCGATGGCGGTCATGAGGTGTTCCTTCCTAGGAGGGGAGACGGTATCCTTGCCGGATGGGCGGGGATTGAAGGCACTGCGATTGCTTTCAATCCCCGCCGCTTACTCAGTCATCCTTGCGGTGGCGGCCGTGGCCGCGACGCGGGATGGCGAGCCAGATCGAGATCATCGTTCCGATGAGGCTCGCTACCGAGATGATCCGGTCGATCACGGTTCCTCCTCTCTGTGTAGTTGGGGTATCGGGTCGTCCCCGATGGCTCTAGTGTATGCTCCCATACTGAGTGGATGCAAGCCCACCGGGGGGGGGCATACAAACAGTGGGGGAGGCCACACTAAAGGGGGTGGGGCTACAGCAAGGGGGCACCCGTCGTGGACACCCACCCCCTCACGAAACAGGGGCACCCCCATCAAGCGAGGGGGCAGGGGTGTCAACACAGGGGGAGGGGTGACAGCAATGGGGGTACCCCACAACAAACACACCCCAACCCCGTGACCAAACCGCAACACGCCAGCGTGCGCCACCACTTGCACACTGCGACTGAAACGCGCATCATACGAACATAGGCAAAGTGTCAGAGCCCAGCCACCCACGAGGTGCTGGGCTCCACTACTGTCTACCCTTCTGGGGAGAAGGGAATGGGGAGAAGCGACGGCGTCGCCTCACGCACAGCAGCGCGAGGCGACGCCGTGCGCACACGCGCGCGAGGAGGACACGTGACCACCTCACGCACCGGCACCACACGCTGGCTCCACAACGCAGCAGCAGCCAAACGCTCAGCACGCGCGGCAGGACTAGAGCACTGTCCCATCTGCCACGTCCGCCTCACCTGGGACGCTGGCCTACTGCCTAGTAGCCCTGAGGCCGACCACATCGTGCCTCACAGTCGAGGTGGAAACGACTCATTAGAGAATATTCAAATCATCTGCCGCAAATGCAACCAACGCAAAGGAAACGGCAGAAAACCACAGCCACCGAAACGCAAACGCTATCAACCGGCCCGAATCCAACAGACAACCGACACCGAAACATGGTAGAGTAGCCGCAGAAACACCGGGACAGGGGGGCATACCCTCCCGTCCCCCGTTCTCGCCCCCCCGTGGGTATAGCGGCATCTCTCCCCACTGTTTTTTCCCAAGGGGGTGCTTATGAGTGCCGCGAGGAAACTCCGCGCCGTGAAGGATGGCGAGACGGCCCCTACGGCCCCTATGAGCGTCCTGGACGCGACTGAGCACGGGGACAATCGGGACGTGATGGTGGCGCTCCGTCGTCGTCTCGCGGCCGCGGTGAGTGCCCCTGATACGCCCCCGCGTGACCTTGCTGCTCTGTCGCGCCGTCTCATTGAGGTGGACAAGTCGATCCGGGAGATTGACCTGGCTCGCGAGGAGCGTGAGCGGCAGACGGCGACGGAGGCGACGGAGGATGAGGATGGGCTCGGGGACATCTGAGCCCCGCCTGTCCGACATCGCGAAGCACCTCATCCTGCCTGAGGGCATCACGTCCACGGGATGGCCGGCCGTCAGGGACCGTGCGAAGCGCTTCGGCCTGGGCTTCGACCGTTGGCAGGATGGGCTGGGGCGCGCGATCCTGGCGAAACGCAAGGATGGCATGTACGCGGCCGGCATCGACGGCGTGCAGGTCTCGATGCCACGCCAGGTGGGCAAGACCTATACCTTCGGGGCAATGGTTTTCGCCTTGTGCACCCTCCAGGAAAACCTGTTCGTCCTCTGGACAGCGCACCGCACGAGGACGGCAGATGAGACGTTCGCGGCGATGCAGGGCCTCGCCCTGAAGTCGGAGATCGCCCCGTACATTGACGGCCGCCCGAGGCAGGCGAACGGCCAGCAGCAGATAAAGTTCACCAACGGCTCCCGTATCCTCTTCGGTGCCCGAGAAGGCGGCTTCGGTCGCGGTTTCGCCGGCGTCGACATCATCACCTTCGACGAGGCCCAGATTCTCGGCCAGCGCGCCCTGGATGACATGGTGCCGGCCGTGAACACGGCCCCGAACCCGCTGATCCTGCGCCTGGGGACGCCGCCGCGCCCGACGGACCCGTCTGAGGCGTTCAGCAGCTTCCGCAAGGCGGCGCTGGCCGGCGAACTGACCGATGGCCTGTACGTCGAGGTTGGCGCGGATGACGACGCCGACCCGGAGGACCGCCGCCAGTGGCGGAAGGGTAATCCGAGTTTCCCGCACAGGACGCCGGAATCCTCGATCCTGCGGATGAAGCGCCAACTGGGGCCAGAGTCGTTCCGTCGCGAGGGCCTGGGTATCTGGGACCCGGAGGTCGCGTCTCAGGCGATTGGCCGTGAGGCGTGGAACGCGCTGACGGTGGATGAGCCGCCGAGCGGGCTGCGCTGGTGCGCGGCCGTCCGCTTCTCGGTGGACGGCTCCACGGTCGCCCTGGCCCGTGCCGGCCGGAAGCCCGAGCGTAAGAGCGAGGCGGTCTACGGCCAGTTGTGCACCTCTCAGGGGGTGCGCAACATGGGCGAGGGCGTCCACTGGATCATCGACTACCTCACCGAGCACCGGGACCGCTGGGCGCAGATCGTCGTCGACGGCAAGAGTGGCGCGGGCGACCTAGTCGACCGACTCAGGGCCGCAGGATTCAGCCCCAAGACCATCTGGACGCCGACGACGGACCAGGTCATCAGCGCTCACGCGATGATGGACGCCGCGATCCGGGACCGGTCCCTGTCTCACCCGGACGACGCCGAGCTAGAGGCTGAGGCCGCCGTCATCAGCCGCCGGAAGATCGGCGCAGGCGGCGGGTTCGGCTGGACCGCCCCGGAGGGGATGACCTCGGCGGGCATGGACGCACTGACACTGGCCCACTGGGCCACGAAGACAACGAAGAGACGGCCGCGCGAACTCGACGACGGCGGGCGATCGAGAGGAGCCAGAATCCTATGATCCAGGCACCAATCAGTGTCGCCGGGCTCACCGGCGACGAGCAGGCCACGCTCAACCGGCTCTACAAGCGGTGGGCCGCCAAGTTCGACAAGAACACCCTCCTGGACGTCTACTACGACGGCCACAAGGCGTTCAAGGACCTGGGTATCTCGATCCCTCCGCAGATGCAGAACACTCATGCCGCGCTCGGCTGGCCTGCCAAGGCGGTGCAGGCGCTCGCCCGGAAGCACGTCTGGGAAGGGTTCTCCCTGGACGGTTCACCGGACCCGTTCGAGCTCGGTGAGGTCCTTGCTCGCAACGACTTCGACGTCGAGTTGCCGCAGGTGTTCAACGCCGCGTACCGGCATGGGGTTGCGTTCCTGACGGTGGAGCCTGGCGTGGATGCCGGGGATCCGCCGGCGGTGATCCAGGCGCGGGACGCGAAGTGGGCGTCGGCGTTGTGGGACATGCGCCGCCGGCAGATCAGTGCTGCTATCGCGGTCACGGAGATGTCGAAGGATGCGCCGGAGGGCCTGGAGTCGCCGTCGGAGATGGTGATGTGGACGCGTGACGCGATTGTCGTGATGCGCCGTTCGGATGGGCGTTGGTCGGCGGAGCGCCTGCCGAATCGGACGGGCCGGGTTCTGGTGGAGAAGGTCGCCTATGACCCGCAGATCGGCCGGCCGTTCGGGCATTCTCGGATCACAAGGGAGGTCCGCTACCTGACGGACGCGGCATTACGGACGCTGGTGCGCGCCGAGGTGGGGGCGGAGTTCTTCTCTTCTCCGCAGCGGTATGTCCTCGGCGCTTCCGAGTCGGCGTTTGAGGGGCAGTCCCGGTGGACGGCTATCAGCGGCCGGATCACGGTCCTGGACCTGAACGACGAGGGCGATAAGCCTGACGTCGGCCAGTTCCCGCAGATTAGCATGGAGCCTCACCTGGCGATGTATCGCCAGTTGGCTCAGAACTTCTGTGCGGCGACGAATCTGCCGCAGTCGCAGGTGGGTATCTTCGCGGACAATCCGGCGTCGGCTGAGGCGATGCAGGCGGCTGAGGCGGCCTTGTCGGATGAGGCTGAGCATCAGTGGAAGATCGTGTCTTCGGCGTTGCGGAGGACGGCCCAGAACGTGCTCATGGTGCGCGATGGTCTGACGGACCCGCCGGCTGAGTCGTGGGATCTGCATCCGACGTGGACCCCGGCCCGGTACGTCAGCCCGCAGGCGGCGGCGGATACGGCGGTGAAGATCGTTGGGGCGTTCCCGGCGCTGGCTGACTCTGCTGTGGCGATGCGTCTGGCTGGCCTGACTCAGGAGCAGATCATGGAGGTTCGCTCCGAGCAGCGGCGAGCTGAGTCCGGGGCTGTACTGGATCGTCTGCTGGCGTCCACGCCTGTCCCGGCCGCGCCGCAGGAGCCCGCTGAGGCCCCGGTCGAGGTGACCAGCGGTGACGACCAGGGCTGACCTGGAGCGGCTGTCCCGCGGCCTGGATGAGGCCACGCGGATGGCGCTGGCGGCCCTGTCGTCAGCGTTCAGGCGCCTGGACCTGTCTAGCCCTGAGAGGGCGCGTGATGCTCTCCTGGTGGTGATGCCGGCCATTGCCGCCCAGTATGGGGACCTGGCCGCCACGTCTGCTGCGGAGTGGTATGAGCGGCTGCGTGCCGACGCCGTCGGCGGCCCCTACTCGGCCATCCTGGCTGCCGGGCCGTCCGAGGTGCAGGTGGTGCAGGCGACCCGCTGGGCGGTCGGCGGCCTGTGGGGCGAGAACCCGGCTGGGGTGCAGGCCACCCTGGGCGGTGTCCTAGGGCGCCTCATCGGACAGCAGGGGAAGGATACGGTGCACAGAAACGTCGCCGCCGACCCAGCCAAGCCGAGGTGGGCGCGCGTGCCCGGCCCCGGCGGCTGCTGCGCCTGGTGCTCGATGCTCGCCAGCAGGGGATTCGTCTACGCCAGTGCTGCGACGGCCGGCAAGGGGCACGCCTACCACGATCACTGCTCGTGCGTCCCGACGCCCCTGTGGAAGGGCCAGGCGCACCGCATCCGCGACTATGACCCGAAGGCCCTGCGTGCCACCTACGACAAGGCCAGGGCTGCCGTGAAGGCGACAGGGGCCGCCGTCGACGACAAGGCGATCACCGCCGAGATGCGCCGCCTCGCACCCGAGTCTTTCACTGACGGGATCAAGCCCGCCGAGTGACCTAGCCGCGCCGGCCTGCACAGGACGGCCCGGCACCCAACCGAACACCAACACCTAGCAGCGCTCCGCTCGCCCCGCACGGGACGGCCGGGGCGCTGCCCGTTTCCCGGAAAGGGGACGAACTGATGCCCGAGCCCACAACCACCGAGACCCCCGCCGACGACGCCACCACGGGCACCGACTGGAAAGCCGAAGCCCGCAAGTGGGAGGCCCGAGCCCGCGCCAACCACGCCGCCGTCGACGAGCTCGCAGCCCTGAAGAAGACCAGCGCCGAAGAGGCCGAGGCGCACGCCAAGGCCCTCAAAGACGCGCAGGACCGGATCGCCGGATACGAGCACCGCGACCAGGTTCACGGCTGGAAGCAGGCAGCCGCGAAGGCTGCCGGTGTCCCCCTCGACGCCCTAAGGGGCGACACCGAGGAGGAGATCACCGCCCACGCCGAAGTCCTCAAAGGACTGATGGGCAGCGCCCCCGTCGCAGGGGGAACAGGCATCAGCGGCAAGGCCCCCGAAACGGCCACCCCCAGCGCCGCAATCCAGGCCGTCCGAGGCCTGTTCGGCACCAACCAGTAACGAAAGGGAAACACGAACATGGCAACCGTGTTCACTACGCAGGACTCCAAGGTCCTCATGCCCCGAGAGATCGCTGACGGGATGATTGTCAAGGCCCGCAGCCTCTCCACCATCGCCCAGCTCTCCGCCCGCGAGCCGATGCGCTTCGGGGAGGTCGACTACATCACCTTCAATGACTTCCCGAAGGCCGAGTTCGTCGAGGAGGGTGGCGAGAAGGGAGCCACCAAGGGATCCTTTGGCGCTGTCACTGCCAAGCCCCACAAGGCCCAGGTGACTATGCGCTTCTCCGAGGAGGTGCAGTGGGCCAGCGAGGACTACCAGCTGGACGTCATCAACCAGCTCGCGGCCGCCGGTCAGGTGTCCCTGTCTCGCGCCCTTGACCTGGGCATGTACCACCGGATCAACCCGCTCACCGGGAACGTCATCTCCGGCTGGGAGAACTACATCACGAAGACCACGAAGACGGTGGAGCACGACCCGGCCGGCACCGCCGACCTGGACGACGAGTTCTCTACCGCCGTTGGCCTCCTGGTCAACGCCGCCGACGCTGTTCAGGTGACGGGCGCGGCCTTCGACCCGAAGTTCTCTTGGGCCCTGTCTCAGCTGAAGCGCAAGGACGGCTCTGGCGCGACCAGTGACCAGCGCTACCCGCAGCTTGGGTTCGGTACGAACGTCACGGACTTCCGCGGTATCCCGGTCGCCCAGGGCAACACCGTCTCCGGTCTGCCTGAGGCTGCGGACACGAAGGTCCGTGCGATCATCGGCGACTTCCGTGACGGTATCCGCTGGGGTGTCCAGCGTGAACTGCCTATCGAGCTGATCCGCTTCGGTGACCCGGATGGTCAGGGTGACTTGAAGCGCCACAACCAGATCGCTCTGCGCCTGGAGATCGTGTACGGCTGGTACGCGTTCGCCGACAAGTTCGCGCTCATCAAGGACAAGGCCTGAGCATGATCCGGCTTACTCACTGTGAGACTGGCGTGGTCGTCGTGGTCGATGAGGTCACGGCGGACGGGCTTGGGCCGGGGTGGGTGCTGCCTGAGGAGGTGCCCGCCGACCCTGAGGAGACTGAGGGGGAGGCGGGCGCCTCTGCGCCGCCGGAGAAGGGGCGCGGCAAGGGCGCCCATGTGAAGTCTGATGGCTGACGTCTTCGCCACGGTGGAGGACCTGGAGGCGCGTTGGCGTGGCCTGTCTGAGCAGGAGCGGAAGCGGGCCGCGGTGCTGCTGGAGGATGCGACGGACCTCATCAAGTCGTCGGCTCCGCGCTGGCAGCACGCCACTGCGGGGACGCTGAAGCGCATCGCCTGCGCGGTCGTGAAGCGGGCGCTCCAGGCCGAGCAGGGGGCGGCTGATGGGTTCCCCGAGCCGCGGGGCCTTCTGGCCAGCGAGATGCACACGACGGGTCCTTTCACTGACCAGTACGCCTACAGCAACCCCGAGGGCGACCTTTTCCTCAGGGCGGCTGAACTGAAGCAACTGGGCGGCCGCCGTAGCGCGGCCTTCGAGGTGGATCTGCTGGCTCCGGCGGTGACCCCGTGATCGCCGCCGGCCTGGTCCAGGTGATGAGGCTCAGGGCGGGTGACGGTGGGCGCGACCAGTACGGTGAGGCTGTCCCCGGGCCGGTCGTGGAGACGTCCCTGCCACCCGCCCTGTTCAACCCCGGCGGCACGTCGGAGCCGGTCTCAGCGGGCTCTCTGCCGGTCGTCAGCCAGCCGACCCTGTACTGGCGTGGCAAGCACCCGGACATCCGCTCCAGTGACCTCCTGCGCGTCGCTGGCATCACGTACAGGGTCGAGGGCGCCCCGGCTCGCTGGCCCAAGGGCAGCGTGGTCACGCTCCATGCAGCCACCGACCCACACCAGACGGGGGGTGCCTGATGGGCGTCGTGAGATTCAAGCTCGACCGCAAGGGCATCCAGGCGCTCGTGTCCTCCGATGAGGCCCAGGGCGTCGTCAACGCGACCGCCGAGGAACTGCGTGCCCGCGCGGGCGACGGTTTCAAGGTGCACTCCTCCAACAAGGGGAAGCGCGCCCGCGCCTACGTCCACGCCGGCACGCGGGAGGCGGGCATGGAGCAGATCAAGCATCACACCCTGGAGAGGGTGTTGGGCAGCATCGGGGGTGACTGATGGCTGGCACGTCTCGGGACACGAAGGCCCTGGTGATGGCCGCGTTGAAGGCGGCCCTGCCTGACGTTCAGGTCGTGTCCACCGTCCCCTACGCGAACGGTGACCCGCCGGATCCACTGGTCCTGGTGATCGCTACAGGCGGCCAGGGGCAGCACCAGCGGGTGCTCTCCACCGGTCAGGTCACCATCGACAGTTTCGCTCCCACTACGGGCCAGGCAATGAGCCTGGCCCTTCGTGTTGACGCAGCGATCAACGCCCTCGTAGCCGGCCACGACTGGCCGGTCACCAAGGTCACGGGGAACGCCCCAGCAGAGTCGCCCGACCCGACTATCACGGCCGCCCGAGCGACGGCCACCTACCAGATCACCACACGGAACCAACCGTAAGGAGAACACCAATGGCAGTGAATGCCGACAACGTCTTGGGCTTCGGGTCGGACGACGACAGTCTCTACCTGGGCGCCTACGACCCCGCCCTCGCCACCAAGATTCAGGGCCTCACCACCGCCGTCCCCGCCACCCTGAAGGACTGCGGGTGGCTCAGTGACGACGGTATCAAGCTCACGATGGACGACTCTGTCACCAAGATCAAAGGCCACCAAGGCCATGGCGTGGTTCGCACGTTCATGGACTCTTCGGAGACTGGTCTGGAGGCTGCCCTGCTGGAGTCGCAGTTGGATATCGTGACCCGCTTCCTGAACGCGAAGGCGGAGAAGATTCAGGAGCAGATCGGTGCCGGCCCGCAGAAGACGGACGTCGCGAAACTGACGGCGAAGGCCCAGCGCACGGTGACCATCCTCAGCGGCGTGCTCGACGTCTTCGACACCGCCTCCACCGGCGACTCCCGTACCCGCATGCGGCTTGTCTTCCCCCGCCTCGAACTGGGTGAGCGCGGCGAGGTCGCTTTCAAGGTGGGCGAACTGACGGCTTGGTCCTACAAGCTCTCGGTCCTGGGCGACTACGTGATCTACAGCAACGCGAAGTCGCTGATCCCGGCCTGATAGGGCCGCTCTAGC